TCTTCGGCTTCAAAGCGCAGGACGGGAAGCTCTATAAGGTCCAGACCTTCGAGATGAAGATCTCTGGATCTCCGAAGTCTACGCTCTACAAGTTCCTGTCTGCCTGGCTAGGAAAGGCTCCCGACTACGGATGGGACTACTGCTCTCTGAAGGGCGAAGGAGCCGTCGTATCGATCGAACACGTAGTCTCGCAGCTAGGCACTACCTACCCGAAGATCTCGCGGATCTCGCCTGCTAAGACGAGCCTCGCGGATTACTCTGCGCAGATCGTTCCGATCGAACAGTTCGGAGCAGCTCCTGTCTCAGCTCCCGTGGTCCAGGCTCTAGCTTCTGTAGGAGCTACTATAGCTCCTGCTTCTGCTCCTCCTGCTCCTGCTCCTGTAGCTTCTGCTCCTGCAGCCTGGTCGCCAGATACAGGGAGCCAGGCAGACTGTCCGTTCTAATCAGCGATCCTCGCTACTAACTAACCTCGGCGAGCATCGCGCTCTAGCGATGCTCGCTTCAACCCTAGAAAATAAACATGGCAACACTAGAAAAGAAAGTCGATCTCGACGGATCGCATTGGTATACTCGCGAAGGCATCCCAGCCTACACGATGCAAAAAGCTAAGGGAGACGGAGAGCGCAACACTACTCTGAGAGACGCCAGGAAGCATAAGCTCCTGCCATCTGTTACTACGATCTTCGGGATCATGGCTAAACCTGGTCTCGATCGATGGAAGATCGGTAAGGCTATCGAAGCTACTCTAGCGACTCCCAGAGACGCAGACGAGCCAGACGAGCGTTACTACGATCGAATCCGATCGCGCAGCTACGAGGAGACTGGTAAGGCTGCGCAGCTAGGAACCAGGATCCACGACGCTATCGATGCTGCGTTCGACGGAGTAGAACCTGCAGAGGATCTTAAGCAATACGTCGAGCCTACTATGCAATACTTGGAGACACTTAATCTCCAGGGCATCGAGCGCGAAGGGACTGTCGTAAATCTCGAGGATGGCTATGCAGGACGAGTCGATCTTCTGGCGCGTTACGGTAAGTCGAATATCATTATCGACTTCAAAACGAAGAAGACGACAGAAGGCGTAAAGGTTACTCCGTTCGAGTTCCAGGCTACGCAGATCGCAGCCTACGCTAGAGCAGCATTCGGAACCCTGGATAACTGCATCGGAGCAAACGTCTATATCTCAACGACAGAGCCTGGACGCATCGAGACGGCTGTCTATGACGAGGAAAAACTTAAGCAGGAATACGAACTACTAAAAAATCTAACAGGCGTCTGGAGACACCTAAAGAACTACGATCCGAGATCATAAATGAAAAACAAAATGAATACACTAAAGCCAAAAATATTAACCACTCACTCCATTATCGCTGCTGTCGCTGCTGTTACAGGTAAGCCGTATAGAGTTATAACAGGGTCCTCTCGCGTCGCCTCAATCGTCGCAGCTCGTAACCTATGTTATAAGATCGCTAAGGAGCATCTCTACCTGGCAGACAGGGATATCGCTTCATCCTTCAATCGAGACAGGAGCGCAGTAACTTATTCGCTAAAGCGAGTAGAGCAGGATCTGATCGAGCGTAATAGCTACAGAATGACTCTCGAGGTAGTAAAGGAGGTCCTGGGACTATGACAGAAAGAGACGAAATAACGGAGGCGGTAGTCCTTAAGCTAATAAGCGAGCGCGAGATGCTCGTCGCTAGAAAGGATCTAATCGAAAAAAGGCTCTGCCAGGTAGATCGTAAGGTATGGGGCGAAATTAAAAAGATGTCTAACTATGGAAAATCAGAATGATAACTATAACAGGGCGATCGGGACTTTTATGTCCTGGATCGGAGATAGGCTCGACGAAGAAATGGCTTCTATCGAAAGATGCGAGCGCGAGTTCGGGACAGAGACAGTATACAGAGAAGACCACGAACAGAGACCTCGAAATCTCACAGACGACGAGAAAATTAAACTAGTGAAGGACATAGACAGCCTGCGCTACCTTAACAATCTATCGAAAGCCGAAGCCTGCAGAAGAGTAGGAGTTCACTTTTCGACGTATTACAAATGGAGGAAGCTATTATGAGTGACTACGAGGAAGACGACGAAGAGCCTACGGAGGCAGACTGCAAGGTCTGCGGAGGATACGGAGAGTTCGCTGCGAATAGCTACTCTACCGAATGGATAGAATGCACAGCCTGCAACGGAACAGGACTAGAACTAGAATACTAACTATGAGAAAAGATATATTCAAACCTAAAGAAGAAGACATCCTGGAGCGAGGACTACAAGCTATGACTCGGTCCTGCGATACACTAAAAGAGCAGAACGATCTACTGCACGAACAGGTCGAATCGATGAAGGTCGAGGTAGCGAGACTTAAGGATCGGCTGCTGATCGACAGGGAGGAGCGAGAATGAGTGAAGTCGATATCTACATGGGAATCGACTGCGGTCTCGACGGGGCAATAGTATGTCTAAGCTCTGAGGGGATTGTAGATATGATCGAAATGCCTACGAAAAAACAGGATGGCAAAAGATCGATTGATATAGAAAAACTCGCAGAGCTAATCAAAAAAATATACTATGAAGTAAGGGTATGTAGATCATATCAGCCTGGCGGTCATAGATTTAATAAAGCAAATCCAGATGTCATACTGGAAAACTTCCACATAACGATCGAAGATCCTGGTCCTCACGCTCCGAGCGCAGCAGGACTTCGATCGATGACCTACTCATTAGCAGTCGTAGAAGCTTTGCTCGTCGCGTTTAACTTCAAATATAATTTAGTAATGGCGCGAAAATGGCAGAAGGAGTTCTTCTCTAAGCCTAAAGGCATGACAGATAAGTTCGACACGAAGGCGGCTGCGCTCTCTGCAGCCGACAAGATATTCCCAGACACGGACTGGACTCGAACTCCTCGAAGCTCGAAGCCTTTCGACGGATTCGTAGACGCTGCGCTGATCGCAGAATATGCCAGGCGTAAAAGGATCGAATCATTAACCACAGAATAACCATGCAAAAAATTACAGAAGAAGATATTAACACAGTAGACAGAATGCAGCGATATGGAGGTAGCTTTGAAGGACAACTAGGCGAAGCTGCCTGCTTTGCAGACTCAGAAAACCTAAGAAGACTAAAAGAGGCGTTTCCAGATTTGTTTAAGAAATACGGTCCAGACGGAATCTTCTCCGAAAAATGAGGATCCTGGCTACATTCTCCTACGCCTACATCCAGGTCGCTCTAATCTGCCTAAATACCTGGCAGATCGCGAACAGCAAAGTCGCAGGATCGATCATCGTAGGCTTTCTGATCTCGCTCGTTTGGTGTTTTAATACGCAGCGAGCAGCTCTCTATAGTTTCTCCGATAAGATGGTCTACTCGACAGGAGCCTGCCTGGGGACCGTTACTGGAATACTATTATCTGGCTTTATCTATTGACGACATAAGAATCTATCAGCTATGAAGATGAAAGAACTACTCGAAGAACTAAAAAAACTAAACGAAAAACTATGATAAACCTACTACACGGAGACTGCCTTGAGCAGATGAAAACACTAGACGATAACTCGGTTGACTCCATCGTGAGCGACCCGCCCTACGGCATTAGCTTTATGGCTAAGAAGTGGGACTATGACGTGCCAAGCGTAGAGGTCTGGAAGGAGGCTATGAGGGTTCTGAAGCCTGGCGGTCATGCGCTGATTGCTTGTGGCACTCGGACGCAGCACCGCATGGTTGTGAATATCGAGGATGCTGGGTTTGAGATTCGTGATGTGGTGAGCTGGATTTATGGCAGCGGGTTCCCTAAGTCTTTGAATATCGGCAAGGCGATTGATAAGGCGCGAACAGAAGATAACGAGCCGTCTGCGCGGGTTGCTGCGTGGCTTAATTCATTTATGCCAGAAGGTTGGAACATGAACCAATGGCGCAAGCATTTAAACAGAAATGTTGTGGGTGTTGAGCATGGCGGGGGAAGTGCGCAAGGATGGACAACCGAAACCACAGAGGGACAAGTCAAGCCACGCGTTCCGACCGTTGAGCAATGGGCAACATTAAAGGAGTTGCTTGCACTTCCCGACGACATGGACGCGGAGGTGTGGAGACTTAACGGCAACAAAGGACAGCCTGGCGAGAACTTCAAAAGCCGTGAGGTGGTGGGGAAGTCAGAAAATGGCATTGCTGGAGGTTCTGGCGAATTCACGTCTGGCAACAAAAACACAGCAGGCTTTAAAGGGGAGTTCGACATCACAGCCCCCGCAACCGAAGCCGCGAAGCAATGGGACGGCTGGGGAACAGCTCTCAAGCCAGCGTGTGAGTTCTTCACCCTCGCCCGCAAGCCACTAAGCGAGAAGACCGTTGCGGCGAACGTGCTGAAGTGGGGGACTGGTGGGATTAACATTGATGGGTGTCGGGTGGAAGCAAGTGGCGAATCATTCAAGAGACCAGTCAACCACACAGGAATTGGTGATGGATGGGACAGACCTCACAAGCACACAGAGGATGGACAAGCACGGCAACGGGAGTCTAGGAATGAATCAGAGAAGAAAGCCGAGACTTTAGGTCGCTTCCCAGCCAACCTAATCCATGACGGCTCGCAGGAGGTGCTGGAGCTGTTTCCGGAGACTAAGGACGGTAAGGCGACCGCAAAGTCGGGGAAGATGGGATACCACGGTGGACGGGCTGGTTCAACGGCAGATATCGGATACGGGGGCAAAGGCTCCGCAGCCCGCTTCTTCTACTGCCCGAAGGCGAGCAAGAAAGACCGTAATGAGGGCTGTGAGGATCTAGAAGTTAAGCCCCGCAACACCCGAAAAGATGGGGGGAGTAGTGTATTGGAAAAAAGCGGGGCAGAATCCACAAACAACCACCCAACAGTAAAGCCCACCGCCCTAATGCGATACCTCTGCCGCCTCATCACGCCCACAGGCGGCACGGTGCTTGACCCTTACATGGGGTCAGGTTCAACAGGCAAAGCCGCAGTGCAGGAGGGATTCAGCTTCGTAGGCTGCGAACTAGACAAGGACTACTTCGACATCGCAACAGCACGTGTCACCAACGAAAAGAATCGATAGCTATGAAGAGGAAAGAACTACTCGAAGAACTTAAAAAACTAAACGAAAAACTACTATGCGAAATACAGGAAACACGGCAGGAAACTATGGAACTCGATCTATCAGCATCGTTGAGCAAGCGAGAGCTACAGCGACTAAAGACTTCAAGC